AATTTGCATTTATAAATATACAATTGTATATTGTAGCGTAATCAAGTGAGACGTATTAAAAAGGTGGTACAAGATGGAATGTTCGACGGTCAAAAAAGCGATTGATTCATGCGGTAAAATGTTCGGTATTGATGGAATAAAGTTCGCTGAAAAGGTGCTTATTCAGAATATTGAATCGGTGCATAAAATTATTATGAAAAAATAACGCTCGCATGGATTGCGAGTGAGGAACGAACGCAGTCACAACAACGCAGGGGGTTATGTGGCAATAGACGAACAAAGTACGCACTATGATGCGGGCGGTATCGAAACGCTAGATATACTTCGGGCTAAACTAACGCCTGAAGAGTTCAAAGGTTGGCTGTTAGGAAATATGATTAAGTACTCATGCCGTGCTAACTTCAAAGGCAGTAAGCAAAGGGACATAGAGAAGTGTGCATTTTATGCTGATTACTTATCACGTGAACAATAGTGTATATTAACTGTGAAGCGTAGAACATGAAACAAGATTGCCGAATGGTAGTCTTGTTTTTGACGTATACGGAGAGGTGAAAATGGAAGAAACTAAACCGAAAAAGCGAAAAGGGAACGTGCAAAACCTTATACCTCTGACCACGGAAAGAGCACGAGAGATAGGTGCTAAGGGCGGGCAGAAGTTTGCGGAAAACTTGAAGAAGAAAAAAGCACTCTCTGAATATTACGCTGATTACCTTGCAAAAGCCAATGGAGTAGACGGATATACTGATATAAACGACGTTATTTCATCAGTTCTTGAACGTGGCGACTCTGCATCTGTCTCTATGTTGAAAGAGATCAGAGAGGCTACTGAGGGTAGTAAGGTTGAGCATTCAGGTTCAATGAGTATATCTTCTGCTCCTTTGTCTATCGAAGAGGTCAGAAAACAGCTAAAAGAAATACGCGAATCTGTATGACTTTGAATGAAGCTCTAAAGTACGAGCTTTTAGACGATAACCTGTACTTTAATAAGTACTTTTTTAAGCAACGATATAAAAAACTATTCATTACTAATTGGCACCATGAAATACTATGCAATGCCATGAATAGAATACTATCAGGCGACTGCAAACGCTTATTGATTCGTATGCCGCCAAGATACGGTAAAACAGAGATTGCCGTGAAAGGGTTAATATCTGCCGGTCTTGCAGTTAATCCCGCGAGTAAATTCATTCACCTGTCATACTCTGCCGGTCTTGCTTCTGACAACTCAGAAGAGTGCAGAGACTTCATACAAGAGCCAGCTTATAAAGAGTTATTCCCTTACGTTCAACTATCCAAATCATCAACGGCCAAAAACAAATGGTATACAACCGAAGGCGGGGGAGTATATGCAACTTCTACCGGTGGACAGATTACCGGATTCGGTGCAGGGGAACTTGAGGAAGAGCTGAACGACGAACTTGAATCTATGCCTGATACCATATTGAATAAGTTCAGCGGGGCGATAATAATAGATGACCCTGTAAAGCCAGATGACGCAGACAGCGAAACGAAGAGAGAACGAATCAACGACCGATTCGAGACCACAATACGATCACGCGCAAACAGCAGAAACACGCCGATAATAGTAATCGGGCAAGCGGTACATGAACGCGATTTGATAGGCTACTTAATGGCTAATGAGCCTGATAAATGGGAGCTGATAACACTACCAGCGATCTACTACGATGACGGTATAGAGAAAGCACTTTGGGAGCATAGACATACACTTGAAGAGTTGCACCGGTTGAGAGACAATAATGAATTTGTTTTTGCTACTCAGTATCAACAGGATCCGCGACCGAAAGAAGGAATCCTATATCCTAAGGATGAACTAAACTATTTTGACATCGACGATCTGAGAATACAAGATGCTGACGGTGTTGTAATGGTCGGTGATATTGCGGACGAAGGCGACGATTCTCTATCTATTCCGGTTGGGTATCTGTTCGGGAATAAAGTTTATATTGCAGATGTAATTTTCACCCCTGAACCGGTGGAAATAACCACTCCGAGAGTTGCGGAGTTCATAAACCAACATCGACCAGACAAATGTGTATTTGAATCTAACAACGGCGGTAAGCAGTACGCCCAGGCAGTGAATAAGCTAATTACACATCGAGTACCGGTGAAGTGGAAACCAACGACACAGAACAAACATACTCGAATACTCATGAAAGCCGGTGACGTAAAGCAGAATTTCTATTTCAGAAATGACGATAAACGATCTAAAGAGTATATCAAGTTTATGAGTGAGTTATATTTGTATCAGAAAACGGGCAAAGTGAAGCACGATGACGCGCCGGATGCAATCACAATGATGGCTGAACTACTAAATCAGAAAAGGGGGGTAATGTTATGATCCAAAAAGACAATCTATTGCAGTTGATAACTGCGAACCAGTACCGGAGAGACAGGCAGGTAGAGAGTGAACTGTACTACCGTGGTGAAAATACTTTCATTGCAGCTGTAAAAAAGCAGATCGCCTTACAGATAGGCGAGTCAGTTGTTCCGGTTGAGAATCCATACACTGCTAACTTCAAGGAAACTAGCGGATATTACAAACTGCTAGTAGATCAAGCCGTGAGCTATTCGATAAACGGTAAAATGCAGTGTGCCGTTGGTGGTGTTGACGTTGAGACTATCATGGGTAATAAGTGGCGTTCAGTGCTTCGGACTGTTGCGAAAGATGCAAGGATTAAAGGCTTCGGAGTTGTACATTTTTACCTTGAAAATGGTAAAACTAAGTTCAAAAAGATTCCTGCTGAACAGTGTATACCATGTTATGAAGATGACATATTGACGGCTATGGTTCGCATTTACAAGATCAATCGAAAAGGAAAAGAGGTTTCAGTTCTTGAATACTGGACAGCCGAATCTAAGACAGTCTACGAGCGTTCTGAAGGCACTGACTATGTGTGCGTAGTTGATGCGATGCCGTATGTTGTGACTACTACGGCTTACGGTTCTTCCGTTCAGTCACAAGAGTCTAGCGGCTGGGGTGTTGTTCCGTTCGCGGTGCTTCGTAATAATGACGAATTTCTAACTGATTTGAACGCCGTAAAAAGTAAAATTGATGCTTATGACGTGGTTTCTTCTGATTATATCAACGATCTTATAAATCACGGTTCTCCATATTTCGTTCTGAAAAACTACAACTCAACTAATCAAGAAGAGTTTAACAAATTTAAGGCTAATTTCGTGAAGTCTAAAGTCTATTTCACCGATGAGGACGGCGGGGTTGATATTAAGGCTCTTGATATTCCATACGAAGCTAGAGTAAAGAAACTTGAGAACCTTGAGCGTGAGATATTCCTTTTCGGAATGGGTGTGAATGTTTCAGCTATGAAGGGCGATATAACAGCCACTGAGATCATGGCAGGATACGACAATCTGAATTTGAAGGCACAAGAGTTCGAGGGTTGTATCGTTGATTTTATTGACGATGTGGTACAGTTCATTAAGTATGGAACCGGCATTACTCAAGAGCTGTTACAGATCGGCACTTCAGAATGTACGTTCGTTCATCCTATGGTTTTCGATGAAAACAAGAAGATCGAGCTTTTGCTTCAGTCGAGAGGATTCCTTTCACAAGAGACTCTTTTAAACCTTGATCCTAGAGTACCAAACGCAGAAGAAGAAATGCAACGGCTCGAAGGTGATATGGATAATCTTATCGAAAAATATACGCCTGTTGTAGGGGTTGACGATGGCGAAACCAACTAAGGAAGATTGGAAAAAACTTGATGCTGACCTTGACGTAATGGTCAAGGCGGCTGAAGGTAAGATCGGAAGGCTATACGCTGAACAGTTGAAAGACTTTCGCGTATACCTTGCCGGTCTGTTCGAGAAGTGGGGCGAAGATGTCACCGGATGGATAAGTCCGAAACGGCAAGAACAACTATCAAGAATCTTACAGGATAAGACAGGGATTCTATACGATGGAGTGAAGGACATCATAGAACCGGCTCTATCGGGAATATATACGGCTTCTTTTGCCACAACTCTTACGTTGGTTGAAGCGGCGTTAGGAACTACCATTCGCGGGACGTTAAGCACGGCAGCGGTTGATACTGCTATCAAGACTCCTATGGGAGGATTGACTATTGATATTCGCCTTGACAAGTGGAAAATAGACACTGCTACGCGGATACAGTCTCACGTTGTAACCGGTTTACAGCGTGGCGATGATTACCGGAAAATCTCGGCGGGGCTAAAGGACGTATTCGGTAGTTCAGCTACTAACATGGCTACGATTATAAATACCGAAGGACACAGAGCAGAGATACAAGCAGGAAAAGAGATTGCAGAAAGAGCAGTAAAGCAAGGTGTGAAGGTTCTTAAAACGTGGATCAGTATGAGAGACGGTAAGGTTCGCGACTCTCATTCAGAGCTAGACGGAACTACTATTCCTTTTGAAGAAAAATTCAGGTCGTCCGCAGGTGGTGAAGGTGATCCCGGGGAGATGGGAACGGCTGAGGATGACATAAATTGCAGGTGTCTGCTGGCTTACTCGGTTGATGAAAAAGAGTAAAATAGTTTACTCTTTTGAATTGCTAATTGTATATTGTACTCGTATGCGTAAGGAGTGAAGACCGAACGCAGACCTAACGAACGAAATAGAGTTTAGGCTCTCTACCGTTTTGGCTTCGTTCAGTCAATCTTCACACGGTAGGGAGCTTTTTTTATTATAACAATCGCATGGTTTGTTTGAGCCTAAGCGAAAATCACGACCAATGCGAATTGGTTATGG